GTATCTATTATGTTACTGCTCTCCGTGGTAACATTTCGCCATTCCCAACGGGTGCTGGTGTTATCAATAACTTCAAGAAGTTTAAGTTCTCACAACCAGTCAGCAAACTCTATCCTCTCAACTACAGAAACGATCCTCTCTGGTTTACCAAGTCTGGTACAACTCAGGCAGAGAAAGATTACTATGCTAACCTAATTGACCCACCACAAGCATACTCTGCTGCTGATAACTACATCCACGGTCTTGTTACCGTTAACGACTATAAGAACTCTGTAACCAGAGAACTTGTCGAAGATCTACTCAGCAACCCAGCGTTTATCTACAATACCTATACTGGTGACAACCAGATTAGAGCAAAAGATGGTAACGCAGTCTCTGGTTCTGAAGATCGTCTCATTCCTATTGCTGGTGATAGCACAGTTCTCTCGGATCAGCGTTACTACGTTGAACTCCGTAGACCATCTATCGCTCGTGCTGGTAACCACACATTTGAATACCTTGGTTATGGTCCTGGTAACTACTCCACAGGTCTCCCAGCGCGTCAGGAGATTGTCCTAACACCCGATGAGGACTTCTATGCTCAAAGTAAGAAACAAGATGGTGGTATCGTCTTCTATACGGGTATTAACTCTCAGGGTGACCTCTACATCGGTAACAGAAGAATTAACGCTATTACTGGTGAAGAGACATTCATCGACAGAGCAACTCTCAATGATGACGGAGACGAGGATGATGTAATTGGCGGTCTCGTTACTACCTTCGATACACCTGTAACGTTCAACCAGAACATCACAGTTGTTGGTGGAGATGGTACACTAGTCAATAACTTTGAATCTCCTGTTGTCATCGCTGTACAAGACGGTGACTTCACTCAGGTTGATCAACCTCTAATCATTCGCTCCTATGTTAAGAGCACAGAGAACGATCTGGGTGTTATCGAGCAGGATGAGAGACTAGACAATACTGAGTTTAATCCACCAAATGCTGGTGACATTAAGATTGGTAAGAATAGAGTTAAGGCAGCGGTCTTCGAGATTACTCCTATCAGATACCCAAGAGCAAGAGGATATAAGTTCCTCACACATGCTATTGGTGCATTTGGTTCTAACCTAACACCTAACCAGTCTCCACTATACTCTGCTGGTGGTACAAGAATTCTTGCAGATCAGTACATCACTTACGGTGGTGTTGTTCCTTCCCCTGGTGATGTTTTAATCAAGGGTAAAGAAGTCAATCTAACTGGTTCTTTTGCTTGGGTACTTGCAGATGGTTATACTACGATTGCAGATGCAACTCTAGATGATATCGTATTCAACGGATCTAACATCTTTAAGATCACGTTTAACAACACTACAAATGATGGTCTTGGTATTACACTAGCATCTCAAATTAGAGTTAGTGATTACTATCCAAACAGTGTAGTTAATGGTACGTGGTACGTTGTCAACCCAGGTGGTGTAGATGCATTTGCTGGATCTAATGATTTCGTACACGTTCAACTGATTGATGCTGTAAGCACTGAGGTTAAGCCTTGGGCAGACGTTATTGCTAACGCTGCTGCTGGTGTAGAACCCAAGATTGAGTTCTCTAACTCTACTTGGAAGGAAGTAGGCGTCATTGGCGCTGAAACACTTAGAACCGAGACTGCTACTATCGGTGACTATAAACTGGGCATCAACACTGTTGCTCGTGCTCCACATTCTGCTGTTGAGAATGCATGGACAAGCATTGAAACAGATCCTCGTGCAAACCTAGATGTTGTTGGTACTGCATTCATCAGTGGTAGAACAACTGCTGACTTCCTAGATCACACCAACTTCGCTGATCGTGATAAGACTGCGGTAAATAATGCTCTACTAGTTGGTGGTGACAGTGCTGCTCCTAATGATGAGGCAGTTCTAAGAGTTGCTACTACAAACGGTGGTCGTGTTGGTATTAACGTTGACAACTCTCAACTTGATAGAGCACTGGTTGTTGATGGTACATCTAGATTTACTGATGATGCTCGCTTTGAGCATGACATCGAAGTCAATGGTGATGACGGTGTAATTGCTGAGATCAGAACATCTCAGACCTCTGGCACATTCAACCTCGTAACTGATACTACATTTGAGGGCAGACTAAACCTTGCTGGTAATGTAGAAGACATCAGAATTGGCAATGACAGAACTGAAGATACATTCTTCAGACTGGGTAATGCATCTGATCATTCTAACATCTTCATTGGCGACATTGATGATGGTGAAAATAAGATCTCGAAGATCCAAATCGGTGGTGCATATAACAACAACTCTTCTAACTCTTACACCCTAGTTGGAACCAAGCAATTCAGTGTTGCTGGTGACATGCTAATCGGTGCTAATAAGACTATTGGTGGTGACGCAACTGATCCTACTCAGACCGTCACACTGAGATCTGAGGCAGGTGTTGTTAACTTCTTCACTTCTCAAACACAGACACTGAACTTTGCTACTAACGCATCTCTAATCACCATTGGTGGTCAGGGTGGTAGCACAACTGTTAGAAACAACTTTATTGTTGATGCTAATGCACGTTTCAATGCTGACATCAAACTCTGTGGTGGTAATGCTTCTTACTCCTTTGAAGGTCTAAGAGCACAACTAGGTACAGACGACTTCGCTCACGCTAGCGGTATTCTAGGTCAGGATACATTTAACAGCAACATTGACATCATCAACGTTTCTGTTATCACTGTTGCTGATGGTAACGCTCCAACAACTGCAGAACTCGCTGCTGGTTTCAACAGAATTGACACCGCAGGTGCTGCTACTTGGGGTGATGCAACATTCCAAGAAAGTAAGACTGGAGCAGGTGCTGAAGGTGCTAATCTACCAGCAATCACTGGTGATGAGTTCTACCTCCCAATGAAGTATGCTCCAACTCCATACTTCCAAGCAGGCGATTACATCCTAATCGATACTGTTCCTACTGGATCTGGTGCAACTGAGCGTTATCCTGAACTCGTCAGAATTACTGAAGATGGTCTAGCGGGTGCAGGTGCTGCTCCTTATTACATTAAGGTTAAGCGTCACCCACTTGGTTCTTTCACCAAGTACAAGCTACAACAACTATCTCCTGCTCAGGATTATCTATCCACACACCTAGATGCAACCAACCTCTGGAAGGCAAATATCTCCTTCGATGCTACTTGGACAACGCAAGTAGTTGATGCAACTGGTCCTGTTGACAACTTCTACCTCTCGCAGTTTGGTGGTTCTCTAACCACTAATGATTACGTTATTGTTGATCGTGAAGATACAAACGATGACGGCGACTTCAACCAAGGTGAGATTGTCAAGGTTCAGACCCAGTTGGATCAAGTTTCTAAGAAACTGATCGTTACCAGCGGTTGTGATAGTGCAAACGAGAAAGATGTATTTGTTGTTGATAGTGTTACTGGTGACATCACTATTGGTGATGAAACTGTACAGAACAGTGTTCTCGACATCTACGGTTCGCTGAAACTGTCTGGTGGTTGCGGTTCTACACCTATCGTTAATAACATCTATGATATCTTTGAGGATACTTCTGACAACTCTAAACTGACCCTAACCAATAGAGACTTCACCACGTTTGAAGTTGATACCTGCCAAGGTAACACAATTATTGGTAACGAATGGGGTTGGGTCTGGGCACTGCAAGGATATTACAGTTCTACTGCTGTTGCTCACTCTGTAACCGAACCAGTTTACGTTTACACTAGAGATCCACAGACTGCACAAGCAACTGGTCCTGAGACACTACTTGCTTCTACTCTATCTGCTGGTCAAACACAGTTCATGGTTGTCAACAGCATCACTGGATTTGAACAGGGTGACCTAGTTGCAATCATTAATGGTGCAACACAGGCAGAAATCATTCGTATTACCGCTGATCCATACGTTGATAGCAGTTCTAATGAACCACGTATACCATTCAATACTAGTATTACTTATCCTAGCGGTGGTCGTGCTCAAGAAACAACAACTGCACAATCCTTCACGGTTGGTGCTGTAGTTGTTAAGATCCAGAAGGACAGCAGAAGCACAACTCTACTAGAGGCACTACCTGCAACTGGTAGAACTCAGGCACCTACGCCAAACACTAATCCTGACAGAATTGTCCTCAAACTTGCTAATGGTAATCTAGTTTCTCAGAAACTTGACTATGAGCAATTCATCAGAATTGGTAGTGAGTTCTTCTTCCCAGATAGTATTGATGGCACAGTTGATCCTAACTTCGGTGTCAAGATGCCTAAGAGCATCAGAGATACAAACGATTCATCTCAACCAGAAAAAGGTGTCAGAAGATACTTTGGTGGTGGTAAGTTAACGATCAATGATGATCTTAACATCAACGCTGGTAACTTCAGAATGTATGGCACGGATAGCAAGACACTTATTCTTGGTATCGCTAACGATGACGGTCACCCTGGTGATGGTGCAATTCTTGACCCAGTTACTAATAGAGCAGGAATGTACCTCAACGGTAGAGCAGACATCTATGGTAAGTTGAGAGTATATCAGCAAACCTGTCAGGAGAACGGAACCTGCAGCAATGACTTGATGTTCGACGTTGATAACAGCGACGGATCTGTAAGACTAGGTGAAAGTCTATACATCAAGGGTCAAATCCTTGAGAGTTCAAGTAGTGCCTCTGAGGTTCTACATATAGATAACCTAGGATCTGCTGGTAACACTGGCGCTGGTCCTAAGGACTTCATCATGTATCAAGATGGATCTATTGATGCCTTTGGTATTAGAAGATACTTCAACGCTAATGGTGGTAGACGCTGGACATATCTGGCAGCATCCACCACTGGTTTCGGTCAAGTTGTTTCTAACCCACTAACTCCAAACGGTAACTATCTCGTTAACCCATCTTCTAGCGGTAACATGGTTGTTTATCTACCATCTGATGCTAAGACTGGTGATATGATTAGATTTATCGATATTAGTAGCAACCTATCTTATGCTGCTAGCTTGATCATCCGTGCTCTACCTATCGGTACAACTGCGGTTGCAATCCAAGGTGATACCACTGGTACAAAGGCACAAGCAGGATCTGCGGGTCCATCTGCACTTGCTTGGAGCAGTGGTGAAATGATCGTTCAAACACGAAATGCATCCTTCGGTCTAGTCTATGTTGGTGTGAGTGATGCAGAGGGTGACCCAGATGCATCCGAAATTCCAACAGACCTACGCGGTTGGTGGTTAGTCGAACTCTAAGAGGAACATGGCAGTAAGATACGGTATAGTCAAGTTCATGAAAAGTGCCAAAATTGGCACTATCATGCCTTGGTCTGGGGATGGTAACACAGGTTTCGCCCTGTCTAACATCCCCCAAGGATGGATTGTCTGTGATGGCAGACTACAGGATGCCTCAAGGTATCCGCTGTTGGCATCAGTCATAGGTGACACTTATGGTGCTGATGCTGCATTTGCGGGACAATTTCCTGAGTATGAGGGAAAATTTCGCGTACCAAATATGACACTTCAGATGCCAATTGATTTGGAACCTGAGTATCTATTACAATCAGCATATCAGTATGGTCAGACAGATGCATATAATGTATTGGTGTCTGAGACATATACTGGAGATGCACTAGTTGCTGGTTTTGGTAGCATCAGTTTGAATTCACCTATTCCCATCACAATCAACGCCAACTGTGACATCGACTTTACTGTTGATCCATCATTGGTGATGAGTGGTAAGTTTACTAACATTAGTATTGCACCACCAGACTTCAGTACAACAGTTTACACTATCAACAGAAAACTAGGTATTAACCACACTCCTGGTCACTCACACCCAGGAACATATAGTAGAGCAACCGCACAGTTTGCTGGACCACAACCATTCGAACCATCTGGTATTTCTACTGGTGGTGGTATTACTGGTAACTGTGTTACTGACTTTGGTTATTCAGAATGTCAGTTAACTAATGCCACTACAGCACCATCATGGCAGCAAGGTAGAAATTCTATTACATTCTATGGTGATGAGCAGCATGAATTTACACTACCACAAACAGACAGATTTTATAACTTTGAAGGATCTAGCTACTGGGGTCAAGTTCCTGCAGCATCATGGCCACCTGCACAAGCACACCCATCTGGTCTAGTAAAATCAAATGATTTGACATATCAGTTTAATGGTAGTGCATATACTAGCACTTATGATGTTACAGATCCAGTCAAGACACACGCACAAGATGCATGGACTGGTATGTTCCCTAAACCACTAGAAGTTGCTAACAGAAGAAATTTCTTCGGTCCAACTTCAAACTATGATCCTGACACATCTGCAGCATTTACTGTTACTGGTGTAACTATCGAACCTACTTCCAGTTCTATTGATTTGCCTGCTGGTGCCAATATTGGTACTGCCTACGAATTGGATGAAGTTGTACCATTTATGTGGGTATATCTAGACACGGTACTTGCTCCTGGTACACAGATTGTTGCCATCAGTAGAGAAGGATCGTCAAGTACGGATTATGTTTATACTCTAGATCTATCACAACCAACACTCAATTCGGCACAATTAACAAACCAAACTCTTAGCTTTAAGCACGGAACATATCCAACAACTACAAACAATATTACCTCTCAGTTAGATCCAAATAGTTCTTCTTTCTTGGGTCACAACCACGGTAGTTTTGAGATGATCCAAGGTCAAGGATCTTTGGCAGCACCAACAGTATTTGCTTTGAATGACATCAGTTTAGGCACCGTATCGCCTGAAAATATAGATGACGCCCTAAATATTATTGCTGAGGTTTCAATGCCTGCGCTAGTTGTTACGTTCCTTATTAAAGCGTTCTAATGCCTGCACATTACTCAAGAGAAAGATCAAAATATGGGTCTGGCACAGGCAGTATTATTACCTGGCCAGTTGAACTCACCAGCACTGATCCTAACGCAGAAGAAAATATCAATGCGTTACCTGCTGGTTATTTGAAGTGTGATGGAAAAATCTACAAAGCGGATGACTACCCTCAACTTGCTGAAATACTTGGCACTGGGACTGCATCTAAGTTTATTAGGCGTGACATTAATAATGATGTTATTGATGACGTAGGAGATGATGAGTTCATTGTCCCTGATTTAGGATCCAAATATCCTAAACCAACCACAGGTGCATCTGCTGGTACATATATTAACATTGTAACTGAAGATCAAAATGAGGTTGAACGACGTAGATCTGGTATGGGTATTATCTCCACACCAACTGCGGGTACAACTACTGGTAACACAACTGTCATTAATCTAAGTTATACTGGAAATTTTAACGTACCATCACAGGAGATTGCACTAAAGGGTAAACCATCGTGGTCAAAAGGTACTAACAATAGTGGTTTCACTGATAGTGAGGCAGTTGATAGTCTTGCACTACATTCTCACATGCACTTCTCAACTACAAATAGATTGAGAATTAAGACTACCAATGAGGATACAGAAGCAAGATCTCAGGGTATTGGATCATACTTTAATGCTACAACCATTCCTATTCAGGGGTGGATGGATAACACACAATATCCTAATGGATCTAGTAGTGAGGGTGCTGGAACAAACCAACCACCATGTTGGGCGATTGCATCTGGTGCGACATCAAGATCTCAACCAGTTGAAACTAACACAGGTTTTGAGGTTGTTTACTCTAACTATTGCTATGACTTGGCAGGATCTGCTGGTCTAAACTCTCTGAGATATCAGTGCCTATTGAATTCTGGAACTAACTTTAGTTTAGAAGATATTGATTTTGCTGCACCACCAAACTTTGTCAGCTTTGGTCTTGGACTTGGAAGTTGTAACCAACTAGATTCTGGTAGTTATAATGATACAGGAAACGTTCCTGCTACCTATGTTACTGGTGCAACTGGTGTTCCTGTTGATTCTAATGGCACCAGTCTATCTGACGTTGTTCCTCTAAACAGTAACACGCAATCTAAAACGGCGCAATCATATCCTCAGGTTAATAACGTATTTACTGAGATTGACGAACTAGTGCAGAATGATGGTGATCCTACCATTCACTCTCACAAAATTCTGCTGACCCAAGGGACACATACATATAAAATTAAGACAAATGGTTTCTTATTGTCACCTGATAATCTACAGACGACATTGACACTGCAAACCGATCAAGTTGCTTCTCTTGATCAGGTTACCAGTCCTTACATCATCATGGAATATCTAATTAAGTATTAAAGACGATGGTTGCAATTAATCCAAAATATAGAAATAGACGTGAAGTCTACTATACTGACAAGTTCCCTGATAGTCAGGGAATTGGTACTATCATTCAGACATTGAAGTCTGTTGAGGGATCTTATGATCACTCAAAAGTACCAGCAATTGTACCTTCTTTGGGAGGTGGCACCACCGCATATACAGAAATTTCTGGAGACGCAGAACCAGAGAATAATCCAGAGTATCAATATGAAGGTTACATCTACTGCGATGGTGAAGAGTATTATATTCATCACTATCCTGCTTTGTATGCAGCAATTGGTAACGAATATGGTGGTACGGCTAGCGATGGTATTGATATCTTAACTGGTGGCGCTGGATGGGGATCAACTGTAACTGTAACTATCGATGCTCCACCTAGCGGTGCCAATCAAGTATTTGCTGGTGTTACTCCAGTGCAGGCAACTGCTACTGCAACTGTAGTTAATGGCGTCATTACTGGTGTAGAAATAACAAACCCAGGAAAAGGATATGATCCAGAAAATCCACCTAATGTAACATTCTCATCTTCCAATGCTGGTACAACACCAACATATGCACTCAGAATAAACAGTGAGGTTGGTCAGATCCAATCTATCAATAGTAATAATGTATATGATTATTGGCCAGATCCATATATGGGAACGTTTAAAGTTCCTGATCTCAAGGCAAAGAGAATTGTAGGCAATGGTCCTGTTTATGGTAATAACACACCTAACGTTGGTAACTCTGAACTGGGTGTAGGTATCAATACCATTGATGGTAATTGGTACATGGATAAACAGACCCAGAAAAATCAATTTGCTCTGGGAAATATTACCACGACAGGATATAGTAATGTCTTTGATAGTGTAGAAGCATCTATTATTGGTGGTCAGGTAGTTAGTGTGGAACTACAAGAGAAAAAAATTGCTGGTGCTCCACAGCACTCACACTTCCTGCTACACTCTGAAGCACCACAGGATACACCATCTCCACAGGCAGTATCAGGTGACAGATATGTAGTATCATACAAGCAATCGACAGGTAAAGTTAATAGTTTCTTGCCCCCTGGTGGTATTGCATACAACCACACTCACGTTCTATCTAAAGCACCTATTCTAGATGGTAGTGTTGGTACATATGACATCTTCAACTGGAGTGGTGGTGACCAAAACTCTGGATCTATTAAAGAACCAAATTATTATTATGCATCTGGTGGTGCTGGTGCTGGATCATATGTAGAGATCACCAGCTATGGTACACCAACCATGAAAAAATTCAGCAGTGTCAGTTTGGTTGGTGGTAGAACTATTGTTACTGATGGTGTGCCAGTTTATTCTTCATCAACTGTTGAATTTACATCACCAGGAAACTATGACACTACTGTACCATCTGGTGTTGACCAAGCATCTATTACACTAGTTGGTGCTGGTGGTTCTGGCGCATCATATGATGTTGCAGGTAATAGTGGTGGTAGTTCAACTATTAGTGTTTCTGATGGTAGCGTATTGCTTATGACTGCTGGTGGTGGAGCTGGTGGCGGTGCTGCTAGTGATACTACTGGTGGCACTGGTGGTTCTGCAGGAACTCAATCTATCTCTGGTTCTATATCTGGTGATGTTGTTATTGTACAAAACGGTGCAGGTACTGGTGGAAATGGTGGAGATGGTGGTAATGGTAGATATTGGAATAAAGATCTAGAAGATAAGAATGTTGTTCCTGAAAATGCAGAAGGTTCTGCTGGTATAAACTCAATTGGTTACAATGGTACAGGGGGCAGATCACGTCCTGTAGTCAATATTCTTACTCAACAATATGATTTCTCGTATGATGATAATAACCTTAATCAAGACTGGACTTTAGCTGCATCTAATGATAACTATGGCATCGTCTCTTTATCATGGACACTAGCAGGTGGTGGTGGTAGATTCTGTGGTAATTTTGGTGGCAATGGTTGCGGTGCTGCAGGAGCAGGTGGCGCTGGTAAAGTTTTCACAGCAAAATATGGTAACCCAACATCAGGTGTAATATTCAGAGTTCAACCAGGGCAATATGGTAGAGTATATAATGGTCAAGCAAATGCTGCTCACTCTGGTAAAGGTGGAAGAGCAGGTGATGGATATGAAAGTAATGATGGTGGCGGCGGTGGTGCTGCTACTGTTCTTAGACTACAGAATGGTAACACTATCATTGCTGGCGCTGGCGGCGGTGGCGGTGGTGGAGGATTTGGCGAAGGATCCTGTGGTCAGAATGGTAGAAACGCAATCAGTCCTAGCGATGACGTTCAAGAAGTAAGTGGCAGCAGTACAACTTTGAACACTGGTGGTGGTGGTACTGGCGGTGGTTATGGTTGCACAGGCGGCGGCGGAGGCGGCGGCGGTGGAGGCTGCGGGGTTGATGGAACTGGTCTAGGTGGTGCTTCTGGCACGGGTGGTGGTGCCCAAGGTTCTGGTGGTCACGAGGAAGGATATGGCGGTAGACGTGGCATTTCTTCTTGTCACATGGATTATTTTTCTGAAGTTACCTCTCAATCTAACACTAATACTGGTAATGGATATGCTGCAGCAGTTGTCACAGAAGACGGTGGATATTGGACTTCTGGTGGTGGTGGCGGTGGATCAGGCGGTCTGTATGTTGGTACTATCCCTGCTGATGCATTCCAAGGTCAGTCTAGTATTCAAATCACTGTAGGTGAAGGTGGTGCTGGTGTCAGTAGTAGTGGAGTATCATCCACCACTGCTTCTGATGGTTATGCTAAGATTGTTTGGCAAACTATCACTGGATACGAAGGAGGCACTGAAAGTATTTCTGTTGGTGATGTATTCATCGATGGTTCTGGTGATCAAGATAATGGTATGAACTTCTTCTCTTCTGGTAGTGGTTCTGGTACTAGTGGTGGATTTAAATTACCAACTACACAAACACCTACAGTTGTATTTGAAGGCGGTGGTGGTGGAACAGGCGCTGCCGCAAGTGTTACTGTGTCTGGTAATAAAATTAGTGGTATATCACTGACTAACTCTGGATCTGGATACACACAGGCACCACGAGTTCGCATCTTGCATGGTGTTGGTGTTAAGAACTATGCTACCGTAGGTTTTGATGAAGCAACTGGTGTTCTAACAGGATTGACACTCCAAAGCAGTGATGAACCAACAACTTATTTGAAGTTTGGTGGCACACAGAATGATAGATTTGTCACACTTGGCACTATTGATGCTAGTGACTTCCAAAGAATGACAGTTAAGGTAGCAAGAGGCAACGATAATAATGGTGGTGATCTACCCGAGAATGGTGGAGATGAACTACTACTCTATTTCAATAGTGATGAAAGTCTGAATTTCCCATCATCTGGATTTATTGGCACCCTAGTTCCCATCCCATCTGCAAGTGAAATTACATCTAATTACGATGGTACAGGCACTGGTACTAATCCAACTAACTGGTATACTTACAGTATTGATCTTCCTGAAGCAGCAAAGGTAGAGACTGCACGTTTCTCTATTAGACAGAATAGAGGTGCTGCTAGTGGTTCTAATGACAATGCGGATAACACAGATAACTATGGTATACTTGAGATTACATTTGAGAATGAGCAGACAACAGAACTGACATTTGTACCATCTGAGGGTAAGATGGCAGTCTCAAATGATACTCAAACTTATGATGTTCGTGGTGAAGCAGGATCTACATATACATCTGGTATCTTTGCAAATGATCTAACATTGACACTATCATCTGCAAGTCCAATCATTCCTGTTGCTGCACTTGATCCAGACATCAAGGTGCCACTGATTGAACCATATTTCCTTGTCAAGTATCTAATCAAGGCATACTAAATACATTCAGCACATAGTATATTCGCCTCTCATGGGTATCGTAGCAAACAGTAATGTACCAAATTTGATTTTGCAATTGAATTTGATGGATCGCTCTATTGTGTATAGAGGCATCATGAAGACTGTCCCTGATACATATTGGACTGATACTGTACGTCCTAAGTTGTATCCTCTGTGGGATACAGAAAAGGATCGTCTAGTTGAATTCACATGGTATGATAACAATACCTATCACTGTACTAGAAGAAAGTTTGTCAAGAACTTTAAGACTGGTCAGTATGAGTGGAAAGATTATGAGATGGAGCAGTCAGATGTAGATGCTGCTAGAGAGTTCTACGATTTCTTGAAAGATACTTTCATGAACATCGAGCGACTACAGAATGAAGAGTTCCAAGAAGAAATGGGACGCATGTATGGTGAAGTTAGAACTGAGACATGGTTCACTGTTCGCCTTGCTCGCAACTTCCTACTACAAGAAACAGACTTTGCATTGCTACCAGACAGTCCATTGTCTGATGATATGAAAGCATTGTACACTACATATCGCACTAAACTAAGAGATCTTCCTGCAATTTTTGCTGACATTGAGGACATTAAAACAATCAAGTTCCCCATGTCACCTGATGCATTTGTCAATGTATACAAGGCAAACAATCCTGATGCAGTTTATCTTGACACTGAAGATCAGTGGACACTACCTGCTCACTTCTTCTATACTCAGTTCAAGGATAAGATGGTGAAGTATCTCATGGTTAGAGATATTACTGATAGAATGTACACTGATGCAATGATCCGTGCTATGAGAGAAAATCCTGTTGCACTTGGTATTGAAGGTACACCATGGAGCAATCAACATCAGAACCTAGATAGTATCAAACGTTCTCTAGATGATCTTATCTCTAGAATTGACAACGGGGAGGATGTAGGATGATCACCGCAATCGAAAGTCTATCAGTATATGAGTTGGCAGGCAGTCACTGTGCCATGAATAATGTATGCCTACTGCACTTTGAGAATAAGAAGTGGGCAACGTTTGATGATGCACAGAAAGCAGCATGTCTTGCAGAACTAGAAGGTTATGTACCAGATGACATCATCAGTATTATTGGTGGTGAGAGAGACTGTGCTATCGAATATGGTAGCGAAGAAGTAGCAGTTCTTAATGCATCTGAGTGGTTCCCACCAGTCTCAGCATATGAGAATGCTGATCATTACTTCAGAGTGCTGGTGTTTGACCAGAATGGTAACATTGTCTTTGAGAATGTTGAGACGGGGGATTGACGCTCGTCTGAGAGCATGGTAGGATAGCGTCAGCGAGCAATCCACCATGCTTGAATTTTGTTATGAACTCCCTTATGAGGACCTTGACTTTACAGACACAGAAACTCGCCAACTTTATCGTATTGGAAGGGGAGAGCAAGGAGTGCTATTGGTACGCCCTTACACTAACGACATTTGTTCTCACTGGCGTTTTGTAGATGAAGAAACAGCTACTAAAAGTTCTAATAAAATATACGAAATGTTCTGTGAGTATAAACGACGGAATGATTTCGTTGGGATGGACATGGCAAGGAAATTCCTTGAGATGGGATTCACTCGTGCCAGACGGTATGCCAATCACTCTTCGGGACGCAAATATGCAGAAAATGGGAGTGTATCTACCTGTGAGGAAGATTGCCTCACGAATGTAAAAGCAAGGGCAGCACAA